GAGACTCTTACGAGGAGGTTCTTCGGGAACTTCATTAAGGAGCACCCGAAGTACCGATACCTCAATCACCTCATAGGGTTTGTATTCTGTCCACAGGACTACATCCTACCTGATAAGACGAGGATTCTCGGACTCCGTGGGACCCCCATGGGGAACCCGGCGAATTGGGCCTTTCTTGAGATCATCAACGAGTTTGCACTCGCTGTGGCTGAAGAGGCCTATTATTCCGCAGGGGCCCTCATGGGAGGTGACCCCACCGCGGACATGATAGGGAAGTTAACTATCCCCGCAGTTTTCTGCGGGGATGACAACCTTACCATGTTCCACGATCCGAAGTTGTTCCGTCTCTATGAGAGGTACATGTCTCTCTGTGGAGGAATGATCTCAGCGGGCTCTCATTTTGAGTCCTCTAAGATCGCCTTCTTCACAGAGATTCCATATACCTCGCGCCTTGAGTACATTGAAGTACCCAAGTTGCGCATGCTCATAGAGCATGAGAACAATCTTCCGGATGGAAAGTTCGAGAATCCGACCTTCTACCGTGGAGAGACAATCTCTAAGGCGGTTTCCTACTTAGTAGGCCCCTTAGAGAGTATGAAGGATGGTATCCTTCAATGGTCTCTTCTTAGGAACTTTGACATCATCAAGAGATGTAATCTCTTGAAGATTCCTGTCACAGTTCCTCGGCAGTACGGCGGTTGGGGTTTTACTTCCCCAACAGGTCGTGTTCGTCTTCCTTCCCGTCACAAGAAGGCTCTTAAAGTTCTCTTAAGAGATGATCATTCTCTCAAGTTTGTGATCTTTAGGAGCCGTCTTGCCTCTATCTGGAACTGTTCCCTCTCAGATGGACGCTACCCCGAAGTCCTTGGACTTGTGGAGGTTGCGTTCTCTAAGATGGAAAAGTTCTTTAAGAGGCTCGAGGTCCTAGTTGACCACTATGAGTTGGTTCCTGTAGAGTACGGGAACTTTCATCAACTCATAGGGGTCAAGAGGGACCTCGAAGGAAAGGGATGGATTAACTCTAAGGATTCCTTGGAGTTAATTGCAAGTAGGGTCTTGGAGGCGACATGGGGTCTCGGTTACCAGCCTGTCCAAGGGAGATCAAAATCCCTTGAGCAGGCAGGTAGGGAACTCGAGAAGGTCATTGACCAAATTCTCGAGTCCCATAGCCGGGACTACCAATATTCGCCTCTAAGACTTGGTGAGAGCACACTCCCATCGAGTCTTCAGACTCGATTCTTCTTTAAGGAGTGTTCCTTGTGGGCACCCCGTACCGTCATCGACTTTGTTGCCGATGCCGCTGCGGGGTACCTACGTGGGAAGAAACTCTTTAAGGTGAATCGAAACACTCGATGGGACCACACATTTACGATGCTGGGGGTGACTCGACGATTAATCGCCGAGATAACCTCAACATTAGCGGAGCCTCTCAGGCCTAAAGTGGAACCTTAGGGCATGGGGCTCAGTCCGATTGATCTCTTAGAGGAAAC